CTAAGACGCAACTAATAGTTCTTTATTATTTTGGGCTTCTTCTGCTATCTCAAGAGAGCGGTAGTATTGCAATGCAGCGGGATCTGCAATGTATTCAACTTTACCGTGATGCTCCTCAACGCACTGAATTATTTTGTTTAAGTCCGTTTTAAAGAACTCTTTGCGAAGGTTAACCTTATTCATTCGCTCACTGCTTAGTTTGTTATGCAACGCATACTCAAGGGCTGGCGCATCGTCACAGCTAATCATTGCGTGCACATCGAATTCGAATGGCACGCTTGCTCCGCTTAGCTCACTTACTCGGTCGAGTGGCTCAAGGCGGCGCGTCATGCCTATTTTGAATACATTTTCACCAAATGAACCGATATTTGAAATGATATAAACATGGCCCTGTTTAGTCATCTGAGCCATTGATTTCGCTCGCTCATACTGCTTGTGAACGTCCTCAATCTCTTGCTCCAACTGACGGCGGGTTTCTTCTAGTTCCTGGCGGTGTTCTTCATCAGCAGCCAATAGCGCTTCTTCTACTGCTTTGCGCCGTGCTTCAAGCTCTTGCTCTTTGGCTTCAGCTTCTTGTTGCTGCCTTTCCAACTCTTCAGCACGCTGCCTTTCCTCTCGCATTTGACGTTTAATTTCATTCTGGGCGTCACGCTCATCCTGTGCAGCCTGCAGTTCCAGGACCTTATCCCTAAATTCTTTTTCTACCACCTTCCAGTCAGAATGGTCGCGTAGTTGGAAGAAATCATATTTAGCAATTAACGTCTGGTAAATTGCTTTTTCTCTTCTGATATCTTCGAGTTTTTTCTCGAAGTTTCTCAGAGTGACAGAAGCGAGAAGGGTCTTACGTTTGTATCGGTAGGTATCATCAAGAACCTTCTGTATCTCTTCTTGTGCTGAGTGGTGCTGTTCACGGAATATGGTTTCAAAATCAAACGCAAAATCGACAGCCTTACCGAGGATTTCCTTACTTTTTATCCTATTTATCTCGATAATCTGCCTGAGCTCGTTTTTCAGATTGTTATGCTCAACTTCACGAGCAATATCTTTATTCTTATACTTTTCAATTACTTCTTCTTTTTCTTCAATTTCAGCCGCCAGTGATTTTTGATTCCTTAGCTCAAGGTACTCAACAACCTTTTTATGTTTGCTTATCAAATACCTATAAGTTATATAAGCACCTATAGCAGCCCCCACTCCTAAGACTATCAATATTGGATACAGCGCTTCCATTTACAGTTACCCCAGAATTAACAATTAGAATCATCTGGAATATACAGGATCTAACCTTTGGAGCGCCATACCAAGTCGGCCTTATAGCTTAGCCAGGGACCTTTTTGCAGGGGAAGGAACCTATGATCTTCGGTGCATCCATGCTGTTTTGCAGTAGCTGGACGTTGAGGAATGCCTTTCCGTCGCGCTTTACAAACTCAAAGCCATAGTTGTTACCATCACGCGCAGGCATAAGGCCCATGTCCATTTTCATGTTCGCGTAGTCGCCACTCTTACCCAAAAATTTTATTTTCTGAGATGTGACTGTTTCTCCGTTGATAACGGTCATTCCATCACCTGTCATCACATAATTTCCACACTGAATTGCAGCCATTACTGGGGTTGAAATCACCGAGAACAACGCCAAACAGAATATTTTCATTAAAGCCCTCTTTCCCTCGCCGATGAGGAAACAAGATCCATCGCGCCACGCGCTTCACACATCATATCCATGTACCACGCCTGGCCCCTTGTGTCGCCAGTGTACATAATGCCACGCACAATATAAACGCCGTCAGTCGCAATACTGGCAGGCTGTGCGGTCGTTCCTTCAATGGTGATGTTTCCGTTGTTGTTTTGGTCAGTGATACGCCCTTGCGTCATGGAGATATCGTTATTCCCCAACACGGTACGGTACACAGAAGCCTGATTCAGCTCGATCAGGCCATTGACGCGGATGTTAGGGTTAATCAGGCAACGGACGTTAACGCCGCTACCAATGGTCTGCTGAGGCATACCCACAAGCCCGGTGGCGCTGTTCAGCTTAATGGCTTCGTGAACAACCTCATTTCTCGCCACCATTTCCCGTTTGCCGTCGACAAACATCCAGTCAGCCTTGCATTGCTCGGCGACGTTATCCATCAGATGCCGGGTCATGCCAAAAAGCACCCTGCCGCGAGGAAATACCGTTGCGGGCATGGCGGGCGTGTTCCCTTCCGTGGCTCCGTTAGCATTGAAGTCCTTCATCAGTGCTGCATTGACGTCAGAGACTGTATAGCCAGCCGCCAGCGTCTGCGCAGTGATCGAGGTAGCGAATGCCCGGTCAGAATCAGCCGCCTGAATGAGGACAAAGCTATCAACGGGGTTATCTTTCCCGGTGATGGTGTACCGGATTTCCCCATCGAAAATCAGCCCATAATTTCGACCATCCATCTGCCCGACTTCATCGGGGTTTACTGTCCTGGCGACGCCTACCTGGCTGGCGGGAACATCAGCTGCAATGCCATCGTAACCAGCAATAACCCTAATCCGGGAGAATTCCTCACCGACGATCCGGTTTACGGTATCAGCTGAAAGGTTATAGATTTTGAAAGTACCCACTCGCGTTTCGCTGCTGAGATTAAACCAGTCGATAGTAAAAGAGACCTTGAAGCTACCAAAATCAGTGGCGTTACCCTTCGAATCGACTAACTGCAATTCTAAGTGCCGCATCCAGTTCTGAGACATTTTTACTCCGTTACCGCATAAAGATGGCTATTAATCCCCAGATCGGCCTCAGTGGGATTTTCGCTGGACTGGTTGTCGCAGCCAACATAAAGCGAAAAGCCAAGCCCGAGATAGCGATATTGCGCTAGCAGGTCGGCGCCGGTGATAAGCGGGATCCCTTTTATCAGGTCTGCACCGCTGCTATCCATAATATCCAGACACCAGAAAGCAGCACGCCAGGTCACAGCCATTTGCAGACTTTGACCTGCCACAGATATGGAGAATCGCTGGTTTTCAGGGGAAAGAGGGATTTCACTGATTGGCATTTACCCTCCCGCTACAAAGCCGCTTAACCGGCTAAGAATGGATTCATTTTTTTGCACTGGCGTTTTCACCCCGGAGTTTTGCACCGCTGAGGTATTCGCCCCTAACTTCATATTGGACTTTGGGGCTACCTGTGTAGTGGTTGTGCTTGTGATAATCACTTCCCGGAGCGTCAGCACGGCAGAGAGAATATTTTCCGACGTCCTGTCGGTAGTAACCTCAAGCGCACGGATCAGCATATTGGTGTACATCCGCTTACCGGTCACCACATCTAAAGGCACCCTGCTGTTCTGCAGATCTAACAGCTCCTGATAAGTCTCCTTCGGGCCAATCCCCACGCTCAGCCCAAGAGAAGACGTATCTACGAAGTCAAGCAAGGAACCGCCACCAGCGAAACCGACCTGCATAACCACTTCCGAGGGACGTCGAAATGCATGGTCGGAAATTGCTGCGCCAACCTCTACGGGGTGCTCGGTGATTTCAAGCGAGTCATTATGTTTTTCTGAAATAACGACACTGGGGACTATCAGCCCGATCCGCCTGCTCTGCTGCTGAAACAGCGTTGAAAGGATATCCATTAGCCTGCCCCGCTCTGGTTAGTACGTAACACCCTTGCATTCGCGTCAAGCTGACGCTGGCCGACTTCCAGTCCGATCTCCTGGGCGTTCGAGCCCTGAATGTGGTATGTGTTGTTTTGCAGGATCTGTGCACCAGCAGCCTGATACGCCATCGGGCTGCTCCAGTTTGAATAGCCCTCCTTGCGGGCCATAGACTGCATTAGCGCCCCCATCGTATTCGGGTCGGACAGATTCAACGCTGCTGTAGGAGATACTCTCATCCACCCGGCGACCTGTCTGGCGTACTGCTGCGGGTCGTTATTGTCGCCCGCGGGCGCCCAGGTGCTGACGATATCCATGATCGTCTGCAGACGACGCCCGGTCGTTTTCCCTGTGAAGTACCGCATGAGCTGGTTTTTCATGGCCTCCCAGCCTTCCAGCGCAGAACCAAACGCACGAAAGCCACCACCGCCTACGGGCCGAATGTTCCCTGGATTGTTGTTGCGATCGGCAAGCGTGTTCTGCTCATGCTGATACCAGCCGCCATCACTGTAGCGGGATTTAACCTCCTCCCAAAATCCCAGAACTTTACCTCGCGCATTGACTGCGCTACTGGTTACGCCAGGAAGGGCATCTGGCTGATCACTACCTTGCTTGAGAAGAGCGCGGCCAATGCTTGCCGCATCCGACCAGCGACCGTCCTTGATAGCGTTAAGCAGGTCGCCGATCATGCTCAGCATCTTGCTAAACTCACCCATCTGGGTAATGAAGTTGCTGAAATCCCATTTCAAAGACCAGGATTTAGGATCGATATTGAGCAGCTTTGCCAGCGCTTTTCCGAGATCGAGGACAGTCTGTTTCAGGTCACCGACCATCTTCAGTGCTGCGTCTACTTCAGGCTTCCATTTCCCCCACTCAATGAGGCTTTTACCGCCCTCCTTCCAGGTCTGGTAATCCTCCCATAGCAAAACGATGGCAGCGGCAAGACCGAGAACCCACGTAATCGGCGATGCGAGCATAGCGCGGTTGAGCATCCACCAGGCAGCGGTAAGCGCCCCAATCAGTTCGATCAGCTCCTGCGACTGCTTATCAAGAGAGTCCCACCAGTCGCTGATACTCTGACCCAACTGGATGAGGCGGTAAATTACCCTGCCTACCATCTCGCCAGCCCAGAGAATGCCTTTCACGGTAGCGGTTATTGCGCCTTCAATTTTGGGGAAGTTGTCCAGTATCTGGCGACACAGCCTGTCAAGAGAACCAGCAAGGCCATCAGCGAGGCTGGAGCCTATTTTATCCCGCGCCATGCCTGCCATCAGCCCGAAGGAGCGCAGCGAGGTCATGAACTTATTAGAGCTGACGGCGGCCACATCGGCGTTATAGCCGATAGCCTTCGCCATCGCGGTGTATTCGTCACTAAATTGGCCGATACCGCGACGCATTGCCATCAGGGTGTTTTCATCCAGACCAAGCATTTGAGCGTACTGGTTAGCACGGTAATACGGCATGCTGCTAAGACGCTGGCCGACGCCAGTAAATATCGTCGCCATATCCCGCATGTTGCCGCTGGCATCACGCGTTTGAACCCCCAGCCGGTTCAGGAAACCCTCAGCGCCGGGATTGTTACGCATGAACCTGGCAAGATTTTCGAGAGAGCCGCGGGCCCCGTCGACACTTCCGCCAACCTGGCTTACCGCATACCCAATCTGCTTAATGCCCTCCACCGTCGCGCCTGTGCGCTGAGAGGCCCAATAAAGGTCGTCGAGGCCACTGGCAATTTTGGCGGTGAATGCCACGACGGAAAGCGCCGCCGCTTCAACTTTGACGCCCAGCTCAATCGCTTTAAGCGTTGTCCCGGCAACGACGGCATCGAATTTTCTGGCGCCAGCCTCATCAACTTTGAAACCGAGCGAGATCAGAAAGTCCTTGAGCGTTTCAGCATTCATTAGTCTCTCTCCATTTCGCTATACGGTTTTCGTTATCGGCTTTCAGGTCAAGCCAGTCATTCATACGGGCAATATCGGCCAGGTCTACCGATCCATCTTTCAGGGCGGTATAAGGGATGTACCCGGCGTCAACCGGGCGCATCAGAAAATCCTCACCTTCTGGCAAGGATTCCAGGGCTGGACCTATGGCTGGGTAGGCGTCCCGCTGCCGGGGATTTCTTTCAAAAAATTTCCCAGGCTGTCGGCGACCACCCGCGCCACTAGCTGCAGCATCGTGAACAGGTCGATATCGTCGAACATCAGGGCACCCTGATCGAAAATCTTCACCCACCCTTTTTCATGCTGGCGCATAACAACGCCCAGGCACGGATGAATCACCGCGTTAACGTCCTCTTCCGGCAGTGCCGCCAGCGTATCGGCAATCTTCGGCAAAACGATATCCAGAGCGTCGAACGCCCTTTTCTCACCGAAAACAAGCTTTCCCTCGCCGTCTCTTACCATCATGGATTTCAGCGAGCCAAAGTCTGAAACCAGACCAGCCAGCACCGGAAGCAGCTTGCGGCTCACCTTCAACTGCTGGAAAACATCCAGCTTAGCGGTGCGGTAATTAACGCCTTTGATTTCAAATTCCATCGGTTAAAACTCCCCAAGCAGCTGATCAATCTTGCCGCAATCAAATACCCATGCGACTGTTCCGGCGACTTTCGGGTTATTCCAGTCAGGCTGTTTCTGGAAAGCACAAGAACGAGCTGTACAGGTGTCGCCTGATGCTTTGTTGCGAATGACAATGACGTTATTGCCCCACGTTGCCGAAGACAGGCTCTGTGCGTTGTACATCAGCGAGAGCTTTTTGTTGACCGGGGAGGTTTTCAGCAAGGTTACCGTGATAGTGCCGCTCTTTCCGGCGTGCAGGCTGTGCATCACTTCGCCATCGGCGCCGATGGTCATGGTGTTTTTGGCCTCTGTCATTGTGACAGTAATGCCCTCTTCGGCGTTCGCTGAGCCGTAGCCAAGTTCAACTAACCCGGTAGGCCCTGCGAGAGAGGCCGAAACATCAAGAAACGAATACGTAGACATCTATGGCTCCTTAGCGCACGACCGTGATTGCGACGGTACCGTAATGAACGGCTCCGGCCAGTTTCCCGGCAACCTGAATTGGCACACCTTTTCGCGCTTCGCGATCGACCTGAAGCTGGTCATCAACGTTTTCTGCCCAGGTGTAATAGCCTTTAGTCAGCATGTCGCCGGTATTGAGCTGACCAAGTGGGCCACCAGTCCATTTACCCGGCGCAAAGAGACCGTTCTGCACAGCCTTATCGAGCACCAGCTCAATGTTAGCGATACGGGTTGTGGTCCCGGCGTCGGTCTGGGGAATTTTGGTTGTGCTGGTATAGAGCGTGTTGTAGTCAGCGGTCTGCACGGCGTTCTGCAACCAGTCGAGGCCATGGCGCTCGTCGAAGAAATCGCCGTTTGCCATAACGCCTTGCTCAAGAATCGCTGTATCGTTTTCGTAGTACACGTAAACGTTGCAGTTCTTCGCTTCCAGGTTGTTCGCCTGCGAGGTACCCAGGGTTTCGTAGGTGACGCCCGGCTGTTGTTTAAACTTGAGGGTGATCGTCGTGTTGCTTCCAGTGAAGTCCACAGTAAACGCACGCGCAAACGAGGACAGCGCAGCATAGCGGCTGCTGGTCGAGTACTGGATAAAGGTACGGCTGTATTTCGCTGCTTTCAGCTTGGAAGCCAGATCCGTCGTAGTGGCCGATTCAAGAATCGTTGAATCAGCCGAGGTAACGCCAAAGATGCGCGATACGCTCGCGGCTTCGATAGCCGCCGCCACACTGATAATATCGGTATCAGAAGGATAATCAGCAACCGGCACAGCAAGGTGAAGGCCGTACCATGAATTCCAGTCCAACAAGGCGTTAACGGCCTGCAGGAGGCTTTCTGCGCTGCCTGTTTCACCAGTAGCCAGTGTTTTCGCCCAGCGTCCGACATACACCAGAGTCGGTTGCGGTTGCTGGGAGAACCAGATAACAGCTGCTGCATATTCCTGGCTGTCTACACCAAAGTCATCGCCGATATCATTAGCGCTGGAGTAAAGTCGCAGGCGCTCAGAAATCGGAATAACAGTTGAGTCGCCCAGGATGAGCATTGAGCCAAAATTGCGCCCCTGCGCGGCCCGAGCAGAAAGCGTCACCGTCACGTTAGCGATACGGTTAAGGGGAAGCCCTTTTTCCATGTTAGTCTCCGGTAACTATCGTGACGTTAGGGTCAACGACAGATTTAACGTTGTAGGTACGGGTGTTTTTGCGGGAAAGGGTCACGGCAAGGTCATACCGGCGCACCCACTGGTTGTTGATCAATTCGGGGAGGTTTCGTATATCATCAGCGCTCACCAGCGACAAACCTGAGATTCGTCGCAATGTATCTGCGTTTTGATCTACAAACATTCCGTCGCGAAACCGCGTGGCCATCCCGGAACCGCCGGGGCCATAGAAACAGAAAAGCACCTGAATGCTTTCCCATGACCATTGTTCGCTCTGCTCTTCGCTTACCTGGACATTCGCAGGTGTTCCTGGACGTGAGAGCGTGGAGAAGTTAAAGCCGCACCATGTCTCGCCGTTCGGCGGTATTTTGGACTGGGGATCGGTAAACCGGGGCAATACCAGGTGAACCGCAATCCCCGTCACGCCCCTTACCCATCGGCTTAGTTGCTTTTCCAGCTCCTGATCGTAATCAGGGGCATCCCCGACGGGGGTTAGATATCCAGGTTCTGTGCTGTCGTTACTCAACGGGAATTCCTCCGTTAAACTCCAGCAGCTCGCAATGTGCCTGCACGAACCCGGCACCGTATCGGGTGTACGGATCGACAAAGGTCACTCGGTACAGTCTGCCGCTGTATAAAACGATATCAGCGTCGAGTTCTGGCGTTGAATCACTGGCAGGCATCCCCTGCGTTAGCCTGAACTGGGTAACGATGAGGATGGCGCCATTGATGTTTTGCCCGGCGGCCATTCGCTTAGCCTCAAGCGAGCGATCGACTGTTACGACACCAGAGAACGGAATAGCCTGCGCGGTATTGGTCGGGAAATTATCTTCATCCACTGTCTGCACCTGTCGATAGCACACCAGCGAAAGGTCGACAAAGTCCGGATCAAGCAGAACATCAGTCACATCGAGAAACGGCATTATTTTTTCCTCACGACATACTGAATCGCTCTGAAAAGGAATCCGCGGGCACGCAACGGCTTATCGCCAGGGATGGGCGGTTTCATTGATCTGCGCTTCTTGATGGTCTTTTCAGATAGCGGGGTCAGTCGATCGCCTGCCTCAATGACAGCCTTTGAGGCATCACGCGCAATCTGTCCTGCGGCTTCAAGATGCATCGCCGCCACATCCGCTTTACCTTCAAGCGCAGACTGAGCGGCCAGCTTTAAACGCTCGGTCGTTTTATCCCGCGAATCCTCAATACCCATGTCCAGAAATGGCCTTGGCGGCAGAGTGACGGTCTCGCCGTCTATCTCTACGGTTGCCCCGGTGGACTGGAGATACCCCAGCTCAGCGTTGCTCAGCGGCGCATCATCGCGCGGAGGGCCTGCCGGGATACCAACCAGCACATCAGTACCTGACAACTGCTTCAGCGCATCCAGAACGCTGCTGTAATTGTCTTCCCGAATCGTGAGCCCGCTTTTCATTCCGGCGTCCCCAACTGCACCGCTCCTGCACCGAACAACATCAGGTATTCCCAGAACTCCGATCCATAACGGGAGTTGTTCCAGAAACCGGCGTTAGGGTCCAGTGTCGCGCTGGCATCATAGCTGGCTGAAACCTTATCCACTGATTTCGCCGTCTGTATGCCGCTATTGACGCCACCAGCAGTACCCACGGCCACACCACGCATATCTGCGGCGTAAAGGTACATGTAGTGCGCAACATACAGCCCGACGATGTAGGGGAAGATATCCACGCCAAAGCGCGATTCACTCAGCAGGGCATCAGCAAAATTCAGTCGAGCCTGGATCATTGGCGTGGGGTACTTTGTTTCATCAGCGAATTGGGGGAAGATTGCCCTGAACTGCTCAGGCGTCGGCAGACTTTGATTTCTTGCCATTATCGGTAGTCTCCGGCAATTGCGCTTCGAGTTCAGCAATACGCGCATCTTTCTCGGCGATTTTTGCTTCCAGCTCAGCAATTCGCGGGTCTTCTGCGACCGCTGGCGCTTCGCCATCAGGCGAGCAGTGCGCTTTTACGAACCAGTGATCAGCAACCGTGTCATCGACGTCGTGGAAGCCAACCGGGAAATGCTTTTGCTCTTTGCCGTCGTTGAAGTTAAACGGGGAGAGTACGTAAATCTTTTTCATTGCAAGTCCTCATGAGCGGCCCTTTCGGGCCGCCGCAGGTTAGATGCCGTCGACGTAGGCCAGAGTTTCCGGATAAACCGGCTCTACTGCACCCAGCTTGCCGTAATAGGTTACGAGCTGATACAAGCCGCGATACTGGATCGGCACGCTCATCAGCGGAACCATCGGGAAGCGAACGTATTTCTTGTCGTTGGTGTAGAACATCATGCGATCAGAGTTCGACACGCCACGACCTTTCGCCCATTTCACCGGACGGATGTTCAGAGGACGCCCGTTCTGGTGGTATGCGATGGTGTTGGTTTCCAGATAGGTCAGCAGAGACTGGTTACCTGCGCTGGATACGATGGTGCTTGCCAGCAGAGAGAACTGCTCCGGCGGGATCAGCAGGTCCGTCGGAACCATGGAGTAAGCCGAGTTGGCCCACGCTGCACTCAACCCTGCATTAATGCTCGCTCGGATTTCGTCAGCGGTGGAGGTCGCCCAGGTCTTCGCGGCGTTGGTCGGCGTCACCTGCGTCAGGTTCAGCAGGCCTTTTACCGCCAGACCGGAATCGCCGATATAAACCTGCTCGTCCGTGTCCATGTTCCATTTCAGCTGCATGCCGTCGTACTTCTGCGTGTCGATCGGGCGACCAACCTGCGCAGCTGCCTGCAATTCGGGAACGGTCCAGCCCAGCTCCATACCCCACAGGGTAAGCGGGAAGCCAGTTTTTGCGATGTCGACGTTAAGTCCAGCCATCGCGGTCGCGGCTTTGCTAAGCCAGTTTTTGCCGTTGGCATTCGGCGTACCGGCAGCAGCAAAAGTGGTGTTAGTGAACGAGCTGATCTCATCAGCAATAGACACGTCTTCACGCAACTGGATATCGCGCGACCAGGTGTAATTCACCAGCGGCAGATTCAGTGTCTGATCGAGACGCTCCAGCTCATGGATAAGAAAGGCACCAGTGCCGTCGACTGTCGCCTGGTCAAATGTCATTGGCATTTGCGATTTCCTTAAATATTGAAGGCCAGTTCAATGTTGCCGCTGGTGTCGCCAGGGCCATTAAAGTAAGCATTGGTGATCTGGACGGTATTCGAGCCATCAGCGGCGGCAAGGAACGCGCCGAGAGGGCTTGAGGCGGATGGTGTGGCCACTCGCATATATACCGGGCCATGCAGCGCGACGCTGGATGCATCCGCGCCGATGTTTACCGTGACGTAGCCACGTACCAGGCAATCGCCGGTGAAGTTTTTACCGCTACCTACCTGCTGGACCTTATCCGGCTGGCTGGCGGTCGGATACGGACGAACGTAAATGCCCACCAGCACCGACGCTGTATCGCTCGCAGCGATTGGCACAAATTTCCCGGAGGAAATTTTACCGCCAAGGCCGTAAGCGGGGAAAAGGTTGGAGGAGTCCAGCAGTTGAGGTTCAACCGTCAGATCCTGCGGACGAGAAATTGCCCCGGCGATGCCCGCAGGCATCCGGTAAAGAAATGTATTACCCATTGGTTAGCCTCGTTTAGACCAGAATTCCTGCGCGGCCTGATTCATACCGGCAATGGTTTTAACAGTGGTGGCAGTCTGCGTTTGCAGGCTGTCGACGGTTTTGGTATTGCGGTTTTTCGCCAGCTCAGAAACAGCCGTGAAAGCCATATCCACCGTGGCTTTTTTCAGCTTGCTGATATCGGCATCACCGACAATAGAGCGCACCAGAGATTGATCTGCCGAGGCGAGCACCTGACGTTTGAATGCTGTCGGCTTCGCCTTTTCTGGCAACTGGATGCCTGGCTGAATCAGATCGGCACGATAAGCGGCATCGCCGGTTACTTTGCCCTCTTCTTCCTTTTTCTCCTCTTCGTCTTCGGCATCGCCGGTACCAGGAGCAGTTGCCGCAGGCGTAAGTTTGGCTACCGCCTCAATCAGTGCCTTCCCCCATTCCGGGATATCTTCGGCATCGCCGGTACCAGGCAATGCCGGACCGGGAAGCGGATTTTGCGGCGCAAGGTTAATGACCACTCCGCCGGGTGTCATAGCGGTCGATACATCGTTATCGCCAGTTACATCTTCAGGCGGGTTATCAATGAGACTTGCCATTTCGGCAGCGTCCCCGGTTTTACGGGCCTTCAGGAGCCGGGTAAACCAGTTTTTAGTAGTGCTTGGCATAGAATCCCCTATTGCACAACGGAAACCGGCCCGCCCGTTAGGGACAAGGGCCAGATGGTTAGCGGTAATCGCAGATTGCTTTGCGAGACCAGGTGAAATCTGTTCGTAATCAGCGTCGTACCCGCAACTGACCTCGTCATCACCATCATCAATGGCCTGCAGGGCTTCCGGGGTTTTGACGATGACATCAGCCAGCAGCAGATCGGTTTTATCGTCCGTGCCGCGCCGTACGTTCTGGATGTGACCATGAGCAAGCTGGCGCCAGTTATCAGGGGTAACAAAGATGATCTGCCCGTCAAAATCTCGCGGATGCCCGATAGTGACTGCCATTCCTTCGAATGACGCCATGGCTCGCTCGCTAAATACCTCTTCTGGCGTCCGGCGTACGATGACCTTCCCTCTATCATTTGGGACAAGCTCAGGCCGCTCTGTGGCGTCGTACTCCTGCTCACCAGTCCTTGCGATCGGGACGTCCTTAAACAGTACCGACCCATCAGCAAGTTGAAAGCGGGTATTACCCAGGCGGGTTTTAAAGAAATATTTCATGGGTTACCTGCTGAATGGCGGGCAAAGAAAAGGCCGCTGAATAGCGGCCTCGTTGTTAGTTACTATTTAATCTTTCTCGTAATATCTTGGCTTTCTCAAGCTTTACTTTTGCCGATTCGAGAGTATCTCTTGCTTGTTGCACCCTCCTGGCATCCTTGTTTGGATTATTTCCACGCCCTCCCCAGTCCGGACTAGATATCCTTTCCCAAGCTTGTTGTGCGGATAATAAATAGCGTTCAGCACCTTCCACATCAGAGGCATTTCTTAACCACTCTAAATAGAACTTGGTAGCTTCTTCACAATTTTTTAAGAAATTCTCAATATCAGATTTTCTTGTTTTCCCCGTTGGCAGCGAGAATGGGCACCATTCAGATTGCTCTAGGGGTCTAAAATACCAATAATATACCCATTGCCCGTTGATATAATCGCGTTCATGGGTGAATTCTAACCCGTTAAGCTTATGTATGTTTTGCTTCATTTGCTATCCCTATCGAGTTGTTACTAATGCATTATGCATTATTTTCTAAACTCAGGGATCTGCACTTCTGGCCAGCAATCGCAGTTCGGCAGGCATCCGGCGTGGCCGGTCATACCGTCAAGCGTTGGCGGGTTATCCCAGCGCACAAATTTATCTTTCATTCCTCGGTGCGATGGCCTGGTACCAGCCCCCTTGATGCGCCACCAGTACCCCTCAGAACCAACGGACAGGGCCCGAGCCTGAGTTAATGCGGTAGTGGCGCGGCCTATCTCAGTGCGGGCTATCATCCGCGCCCTGCTGGCCGCCACGTCACCGGATTGCATGATCATCTCGTAAAGCTGATCGGGGCGCTCACCATGGATGACAGCCTGTATCGCACGCTCCTGAATTTCTCTGACACGTCCGGCCGCCTCTAATGGCAGAGACTTCATGTAGCGAATCTGCCGGTAAACGATATCTTGCGCTACCAGGCCGACAGGAGTGTTATCAAGCACGTCACGCAGACCAGCGGAAATTTCTTCCGAAACAGAGCGCCACTGATTCCACTCTTCACGCTCTACCTGGGCAAACATCTTTCGACCGACCATTTCGGCCCAGTCGTCGATCACCCCGGAGTAGTCAACAAGCGATTTAGCAATGCTCTCAGCGCTTGCCTGTGAACCATCGTAGGAACCCGTGACGATTTGATTTATCTGGTCGACTATCGCCAGTAGGCTTTTCTGATACTGGACCTCCGATCGGCGGCGGAGGGCTGGTTTCAGATTCAGTCTCCTGCCACTGTTTCGCCGCATTCTGGATATCCTCATCGCTAATTGAAGCACCGATGCCGGTAACGTCAGACAGCTCGCGCAAATCGGTCAGCGCAGCAGCCGGGGACATGCCCAAATCACGAACCGCGGTTGCCAGAGCGGTAGTTGTGTTGGTCGCCACCGTAGAGCGATCGGTGTCGCTCATCTGCCACAGGGGGTTAAACTCAAAGGTGAAATCTTGCGGCAACGGGTCGCCAAACTCTGAGCGATGCAGTACATCGAATAACAGGCGGATGTGAGGCCGTAAATCTCGCTCCTGAAGCGTTCCCACGTCGTCGTAGTAGTTCGCGAGGTCAGCGTCACCGGTTGAAAAACCCTTCGGTGACTGGCGGAACAGACGGACAAGAGGAATGCCAACAGCACCCGCGATATCCTCTTTAAACTCACCCAGCAGGTCAGACAGCCCTGCGAAAGAATAGGAATGTGTTTCAAATTCGTCCTCCGAATCAAACAGGGACATACCCTCGTTCGTCTGGTACTGGCGGACCATTTCCATATTCTTGATAAGCGCTTCAAACGCCTTGCCGCCCGTGGCGATAATCTCACGCAGCTTTTTAATCTTTGCCGTTCGCAAATGCGCCTTGTAGGCAAGCTGGGCGGCGCCGACGCTGGTGCTATCGTAGGAAGTCAGGCGATCGAAGATGCGCTCAACAATGGACATCCCCCAATCGTTTTCGGTGATTTTCTGCTGGTACGGCAGTTTCACACCATCCATACGGATCAGGCGGCTGTGGTGAACAGTCCACGCAGGAAGCCCCTGCGCCGTTGTCACGATGTCATAGAATTCAGGCTTGCCGAGGTTAGGGCCAAGCGCCTTAATGCGCCTGGTGAGCTGCGGGTTAATCATCCAGCGGTCAAGTACAGCCAGACCTTTAAAACTGCCCTTACCTACCTTATCCAGCACCAGCGGCGTCAGCGGTGCCTGACCTTCAATCAGAATCAGTGCCACCGCCCCGCCATACAGCCGGGACCATTTCAGCGTCTCGTTGATGCAATCCCAAAGCTGAAGATCATCGAACCGTGATTCCAGAACGCCACGACGCTTCGGGTCTATCTCACTGGTGATCCGCACGCCCTTTTTGGTCATATCGTCCGCTTTCGAATCGACTGCGGCGCCAATAATCCAGGAGGAACGATAAGCCCACTCGATGAGCAGACGGTTGCGGCTGGTATAGTTCGCCCTGTAGGTCGATGCGGCATGCTGGTTAGGCTGCTGCATACCGACACGGGCAACAAAGTTATCGTACGAATCCGCCGTGGCGACTCGTCCTGTTTTCTTCGCCATGGTGACTATTCTCCGGCTATTTCGATACTCGTGGCGGATAGGATAATTTGTTAAAAAACGACCCGATTTAACATAATGACTGTTACCCGCACCAGCCGGATCCCTCCCGTGATGAAATGTCCGCCAAAGGATTATTTATCGGGGTTAAGTGGCTAAAAGCGCGTGAATAAAACATGCATAAACAGGGTCGAAAATTGAATAGCGTGGATTTTGCGTGAAACGGTTATTTCCAGGTATTTAGCTGTTTCCCAGCGCTTCCCAGATATCCATTGCCGTATCAGTAGGAGCGAACGCCATGATAAAAGCGTCGGCCACGTTCGGCGATGGCACATCACGCTTGGCAAGGTCTTTTTTGCTTTCCACCATCACACGCCCGTTTTTGTCAAAATCGCGGTGTGGGGTGGTAAGTTCCAGCTTGAGCTTTTCCAGCAGCGGGCAGGATGAGTCGATGCTTATCAGCTCATCTACCGGGTACTGCTCACCGTTCTTAACCGCGTTGAAGGTATTACGGAAGCGATCAGCTACCAGCCACCAGGCTTGCGCTTTGAGGTTGGCGAAAAAATCCTTGTTCGGGATGCCAATGTATTCGTAGTCCGGCTCATTCACACCAGCGCCTGCATTGAATCGCTGATAGTTGATGCGAGATGCGTTCATGTTTTCGCGCTTACGATCCTCATTAATTTCTGAGAATTTAGCGCCAGCTGATGCCCCAACGCCGATTGAGTCGTAGACGATATCAGCATCGCGCTCCAGTGCTGCCTGATACGTACGCTGGCAGCTCTTCAGCAATTCGTCTTCTTTCGCCTTCCACTCATCCGCCCAATAAACGACGGATCCGTGGCGATAGACGTTAGCGCACTTATCGGCGCCGCTATCGGCGACGTCGAAGCCAATACGCTTGCGCCCGCTTGGCTCGAAATTAAGGACTTTGTGGGCATCAACGGCCGCCTCAATCCATGACAGCTTGATAATGGCCGCATCATCATCCGACTCTGGCACGCCTTCGTAGACGTGCTTAAACCCATCCGGATCCCGGCGCTTAGCGGCTTCGATAACCTTCAGCATGGTGTCGGACAAAAAGGGGTTTTCATCGTAGTTGATTTTGCGTATCAGCGTATCTTCTGGCGGGTCGACCACAAAGTTACGCCACACGAAATCAGTCACCAGCCCGGGGTTAAAGATAAACCAGCACTCTGAGCCCTCTTTACGGATGGTAGGCTCCAGTATCTTCCACTGGTATTCCGTCAGCGCGTGGGCCTCTTCAAGCCACAGAACGCTGATACCTTCTAGAGACTTAATCTCTTCAATGTTTCGCCAGAGCCCATAAAACACGAATTCAGACCCGGTCACCCGGTTAATGATTTTGTTGTTCAGAATGCGGAAACGATGCCGCAGGCCAAAGCGGTCAATCTGAATTTTGAGCAGGGTATACACCGACTCTTCAATTTTGTTCTGGATCTGACGTGCACAACAAAAGCGCAGGCTGTATTTATTCGACAAAAATATGGCGATGCCAGCGGCATCCCATGATTTTGACGATGACCGGCCACCATAAAGCACTTTGTTACGCTTCTGCGTCGTCCAGAAGCTACGCAGAACCGGATTCAGCGTCGGTTTGGATGTCAGAGTAGAAGTCATTGAGGTCACGCTCTCCGTTGCCATCATTAATACCTGCATCACGGCGAAGACGATCAGCCTCCAGCGACACCTTATCAGTAGCAGCCTTGCGATAGTCTGTATCAGCAAATATTTTGCCTACCGTCGCAAGCGTGCCGACGATGGACTCAATACGAACGGTATTGCGCATCATCGCCTTCTCGGCGGCGCTGATATTTTCTATCAGCACCTTTCTTTCCTGGTCCCCTTCAGTATCTTCCAGCTTGGTCAACCACCGGCCAATATTCTCTGCAGCGACAAGGTTGTTAGCCCGAAGGCGAAATAATTCGTCTTCGAGTGTCAACGCTTTCGCGTCTTCAATGACCTCATCTTTAAGCAGAAGGCGGCGGGCGTAACCACCATGCTTTAACGCCTGCTGGTTGCCAGGTTGAAATGGGTTAGTCGGCGGATCGGTACGCACCCCGCGTATCGGTTTCGTATCTGGTGGAGGCTCGACTTTTGGTTGCGTACTTTTTTGCGTACGGCCAGCGCTGGCGGGCTTTTCGCTGGTACGCGCCTTATTCTTTTGCGTACCGCTTTGCGTACCACTTTTGCATACCTGCGTACCGGCCTTGCGTACCCAATCAAACTTCTTCGCTCTCTTCCTGATAGCACCTTCAGTAACGCCGTATTTATCGCCTATATCACGGAGACTAAGGACTCCGGCCCGGTATGCCGATTCGATGGCCTCCCAGTCCGGTGTTGCCATAATTTTGTCCTCGCCTTGACATTATCGAGCCACCTCTTGAAGTGGCTCTGTAATGCCTTACTTCAGGCACTGCGTGGTGATGTACTCTTGCAGCGCCCTCAGGGCTGTTTGGTCGCTGATGATTCCGGACCGGATACCGAGAACGTTTCGTCCAGCAACTGCAGAGAGTTCGACGGTGGCATCATCGCCCATGCTGGCGGCGCCGGGGGCTTGGGTTGCGGCTGACACTGGACACTTGCCTTTGACGAGCACCCGACCACCATTATCAAGCTTGCGCTGCAGAGCATCATTTTTAGCTTTTTCATCGGCTAATTCCTTCGTGTATTTGGCATCGAGCGCTGCGACGTCTCGCTGGCGGGTCTGCATGTCCGCGATGGTGTCGTTCGCCAGGCTGAGTTGCTCAGTCACTTTGTCCCGCTGCCTTTTGAACTCGGTGGCGTTGTCGTGGTAGTGACTGACCAGCCAGCCGAGGCTAACTACCAGGCAAATCACGATGGCGCTGATAATGGCGGTTAATCGGCTCATTTCACACCGTCCAGGCAGAGCTGTTTTTCTGCAGCGCGACGAGTCACCAGTCCGGGAAGGACTTTCCCACCACCGTACACCCAGCGAGGGAACTGGTTACATGCCTGCGTTACCTGCCCTTTTCCCAGTAGCGCAAATAGCGTCGATTTCTGCATATTGGCGCAGCCCGCATTAAAGGTGATCGACGTTACCGCCGAAAACGTGTTGTCACTGAGTCGTCGGCCATTGCCGTAGGTGTTCACGCAACGCTCGGCCTCAAGAATGTTTCTCTCCCAGTCAGCGGCGATCTGCTTGTCAGTTTTGCGTACACCGGGCTTAACTCCGTGCGTGTTTCCGATGCCATCGGAGAGCACAGCCGCCGGGCAGATATACGGATCACGCCGACAACCTTCAGCATTGCCAATCAATTCAAGGCCCCGTTCGTTGGTACGCACGTGACCGGCATTCAGCACTATTGCGATAATCGCTGCCACAGAACAAACCGCGCCGGTGGCACCAGCTCTTTTAGTCAGTTGCGCCATCGTCATTTATCCTGTTCATTGCCTGAGTTATCACCTCTGCTGATGAGGGGCGTTCACCTATTGGTTTTTTCTGGATGCCGTGAAGGTACTCATCAAGCAACTGTGTCCTTTTTCGGTCCTCTTTCTGTGCGTTCCTGGCATCAATTCTTCCAGACACATAAGAGGCGATCGAAACCATTACGCCGATAAGCCCAAACAGGATGTATGCGAGATCCTGAGTTGTTATTCCAAGTACTGCGGAAATAGACGCTAACCACGCAAAGAACTGCGTGATGATGGTTCCTTGCTGGTCATTCATTATTTCAACTTCCATCTATCTATACGTTACAAGTAAGGTCACAATGAAATAATTAGTCAGATCATGCTTACAATGGTTAATTTAAAAAATGAGAGGTTTTCCTCAAAACATATAGACGCCAACACTTTATTTTATCTTATTTATTCCTATAATGATCTCATTCCAATTTAAAAAGGAAGATCCAAAATGAGCGAGCCTTCAAAACTCCTTGAACTATTACCTTCGATACATGCAGGAATTCTGTCAATACTTAGTGCGACAGTAATTGCATGGTATGTCTATGCCCTTCCAAAAATATCATCAAAAAAGGAGAAATTAACATCTTTAATCAGAGATTCCTTATCGGAAATCAGCCCCTACAATAATATCGGAGGCTATATGATTAAAAGAGATAAAAACGGTGAAATTCATGGGAGCATTTTATTTGATATTTTCAACGAACTTAAAACAATGTCCGGAAGATTAATCGCCAATCCAAACGCAAGCAAAGATGAGCTAGAGAGGCATTTATCTTTAATTACGCAAATAATGAACGACATTATGACCTGCAAACCATTTTATGGAAACATTGATTATATTGATGGAGCACCTCATGAAAGTAAAATTCAACCACCCTCACACTCAGAATTTTTAAACGGAAGTTTAAATATCAATAGGCTTTTAAGATTTCTTCAATCTGAACTTGAAAACATCAAAGTCATACAAGATAGATATACTCAAAAGATGATTGATGCGGCACGCATAGAAGTCGCTCCTTTCGTCCAGGAACTAGAAAAAAAGGCAAATGAAAATGCAAAAAAAAAGAAAGAAGATGGCGTTACCGAAGAAGAAATTAATAATTTCCTAGGATGCGAATATTATTATATTCATGATCGTAAAAACGCTCAAATGGAAAAAAAAGCCAGGGAGATAATTGATTACATTGGTATCATAAGTGAGTATTACTCAAGAATCAAATATTTTTCCGAAAACAAAATGATAAATTTACTACAATCAGCAGACGAATATGAGATAGAGAAGGATAAATACAGCATCCCCCGTTCTTTCAATCAAGTAATTTACTTAATAATGTATATATTTGCATTAGGAGTGTGCTTGCCAATATTTTTCTTAGGGCCATGCTCAGATTTAATCCCATGGGAAAATATATTAGTTTCATTCCTAACTTATATTATTTTTATAGCTTCAGTTTTCCCATATTTTTTAGTGTTATGCATGGCGCTTGATTCAATTAGAAAACTTTAAATACAAAATAACCTGCGAACGCTAAAGCTTGTTGGTTTAATTTTTATGCAATACGACGATGTGACAGGGGTACTGATGCAATGCATCTCGCGAATACCCCTGTCGTATCGCCGGAAAGCAAAAACCCCGCAAGGGCGGGGCTTTCGTCATGTTCAAATTGTCGCTTCTCATCACTGCCATCGCGGCGCAGCTCTGCCAAGCATGAATGAATTATCTAAACTTCTGGGTGAAAGTCAATGTTAATTTCAATAAATAGCACAAAAAGCCAAAACGACTAACTTCTCAGGTTTTTGCGGGCGGCTAAAAACGCCTTCCCCTGAAATATCTTGAGGCACCATTTCACGCGCTCTCTCGACTGGTCCTCCGTCAGCCAGGGCGCCAGCTTCTGAAGCTCTCTGGTTATGTCCGATATTTTTTTTCTGGTTGTGTAGTAATTCATTCCGACGATGTAAATCGGGTCGGTAACCTCAAAAGCATCCAGTACGCACTTCTCAATAAAGTCGGCGTCATCGTTACTTATGGCGGTATCTATCACGCTGCTCTCATTCTTAGGCCAGAGAATTACCTGTGCACGCTTCAGAGCATTGGGCCCACGAAAGCCCTCTGCCCTTGCCTGCTCAATTGCCGCGGTAAAGCGCTCTAACGCTTTATCTGACCATCTTTCCCCCTTAACTGACCACCAGCAAGAGTGTGCTGTGGGCTTACGCGGGTATACTTCCCCTCTCTGGCTCTCTCCCCATACAGTAAGAAGTGACTTAATCCAGGCTGACTGGATACCGGTCAATAACTCAGGGCGCCCAAGGTAACGTTTGTGCGTGGCGATCGCGACCTCTGACATAGCGGTGTTTTGTCTGCGGCGTTGTAGTGGTGTCATGCAATATCTCCCTTACCAGCAGCAAACTGCGCCAGTGACATAAATGCGCGGCCCTTAGCTTCAAGCACCGCTCGATTGATGTAACTAAACCGCTCGGGCAGATCGAAACCAATTCGCCCACGAATAAAGCAGACGTGATCCGCATCTTCCGGCCACCATGTTTCGCTTGTGGCTGACTTCACCAGAAAGACATAGCGACTGCCCTTCTCTCGTTGCGCAGCTGCATAATTCATGATGTGCGTCATGCCAGTGATGGCTTGTTTTTCGTGGTACTGAGAGCGGCTGTAAGGTGGGTTGCCGTAGGCTGCGCCGCCGAGTTCAGCCAGACGCCCCGACCAGTCCTGCGTCAGCGCGTTATCTTCTGCGGTAAACCAGACAGGGCATTTTGCATTGCTGTCGTCTGCGAACAGGTCCAGCATCAGCGGGCCAAACATCGCGTTAATACCCCAGAACAGCAGATCCGGAGTCCGCCACTGGTCGCCGACTTCTTTTAAATAGTGATGGGGTGCTGAACGCAGCGCCGTAAGGGCTTCACAGTAAAAATTCATCATGCGCAGGCCTCCCCTAACTCCTGGAGTACCTGACTCAGTAACTCAGCCTCAGTACCGAACTTTTCTTCCCATGACTTACGGCCAGCATGAATAGCAACGCTGTAGCCACCAGTACGGTGATGGGCATGGCATAGCGGAATGACATGGAAGTTATCAGCGCGGACAGACAAGCCGGTACCAGAGCTGCAGTGATGGATTTCAGCAGGCGATTCGCCGTAATTGAGGTTCCGGCATACGATGCAGCCCAATGCAGCTACGCGGCTCAGATGGAGCTTTTCAGCCTTGGTTTTGGATTTGCTCATATCGCACCGCCCTGGTACGACAGACAAGCGAAAACACCGCGCACAAAGGCACGGCGTTGAATGGAATTACTGCGTTTTTGCGTCATCACTTTTCTCCGGTGATGGCGCGATAGGTTCGGTGTTCAGCCGAAGTGATTAGTATAAATCAGCTTTTCTTCTTCCGGAAGAAGCTTTTGCATTGCTTGTGAGATTCCTCGGTATTTATGATTTCCCCATCCTCTAATGGGGTAAGAACAAAAATCCCCCCTGGCAGACTATCAACGACATAACGGCCCAGAATGCGAATTGCTTCAATAATCTCTTTCTCACTCATTAGTTAGCACCTTGTGATTATTCCATAAATATTGGTTTTTGCTTTTCCTGTACAGGGATGGCTAAAAATGAACTCGCGACGTTCTGGAATACAATGACATATTTAAATCGCCCATCAAGCCCCTATTTTCACGGGAGGAGGTGAATGAAAACAAAAATACAAAAATTAATAAATTCAATATTTTAAATGAAGGCAATAAATATAAAAAAGTCATTCACATTTTTTCTCTGGCGCAACCCCCCATTTCACTCAGATAAAAGAATTTAGCCAATTTCAGGATTTAATTAATTGCATGAAAAATGGAGTAGCAGAAAACACTACCGCGACAAAGAATGCATATTTTGCGTTGTGCGCAATCCCCTGTTTCACCCAACTAAAGGTCCTCATCTAACTTCAGAGTTTAACGATTACAACTCGGAGTTATGCAGCATAAAAAACCATAAGAGTTGATGATGCATATTTTGTATAGTGTGCAACCCCCTATCTGCCAGAGCAGAATGGGTAATATTCATCGGTAGGCATCTGTAACACAAGCGCTGTAGTAGTTTAGTTAGTCTGATTACTACCTGGTTTTCGACTCAACCATTTTGATGTTTGACAGAGAAAATGCATGCGGGAACCGTATGCCCAAAGATAAAAAAGCACTCTCCGGGGATAAAAGCTAAATGAGCATTGTCGACTCCCCTCCTGGAATTGGGCATTGGTTAGCCTGTGACTTTATGATTTTCTGTGTTCTTCACTGAAGCTTGACGTGCATCAACCCCGATACTCGGATGAGAGTTATGTTGTAAAAATCATTTATTCGTCAATCAGTAAGGAGTAATGAAATGCAAGTTCAAGAGACTCACTGTATTGAAAGCGGTCTGGTTTTTAACGTTGGCGCCGTATCTTACCGGCGCAGAATAATGGTTCCGTTACTGCTAGCCCTTGCCCCAGGAGGTAAGTCAAAGGCCAAACATGAGCTTTTCTTCAATGGAAACTCAGTTGCTAAAGCATACGCAGAAGGAACAGTTATACCGAATGGAGTGAGCTTAGGCTGGTCAGAAACTAAAGGGTGGGAGGGGTACATCGAAGCTAACCAAACAGCAACCATTGAGGCGCGAATGAGCTCCTCAGAGGGTGGCTCCACTCCATCAAGCACGACAATTTATATTGGTGCGGCGTAACTCTTTTCGCGGGGATGACCTCCCCGCCTTATATTATTTTTTGAATTATCGCACCCGTGAACTGACGTGCTCGCTGCGCGGCTTTGCATTCTGCGAGGGTTACCGTTAAGCAGCCTCACGTGCCTGACACATCTCTGCTCACCAGAGCCTCAGCATGCCGCGGAGTTACCCACATGGTAGATATTTGACGACAAACGCCCTTTTTAAGGTTTTACCAGACTAAATTTTATTGTATCCCGATATACCCCTGGATGACCTGGCACAAACTTACACTTTTTAATAGCAACCTCAGTTTCCCTGAAGAAAACCTCATCGCCCGTTATGTCTACTGAGTACACATCGCCTTTATCATTAACCCACGCCGCATAATCGACACTCCCTTCAATTCTCAATGCCTGAGCCTTGACTGGCATCACTTGCGCAGGACAGCTTATGCGAACAGGTACTATTTCTTCTTTTTTTTCAATAGCAAGCGCCACGTTGGATACAAGGACAGCACAAACCAGAAGCAATGTTTTTTTCATAAACGATACCAATTGTTGTTTTCCTTGCGTCCAAAGTTCACTAATGCGCATTTTACATGTAAAGCCGCAGGGAGAGGCTCCACTTCGACACAAGCCCCCTCTGGTGTGGAGGTGATTATATATCACTGCGGCGGTTTTTCTGTGACCTTGTTGTGAATCTCCCAGAGGCTGATTCCGCAGCTCGCACAGAAGTTAGCAAGGTAGTCCAGCCCAGACCACTCGCGTATTCCTCCGCGAGCAGCCTCCACAAACACAGCTATATCCTTCCCCCGCCATAACCCAAACAATCGCCAGCCGCCGCCATCGGGACTTTTTACGGCGGCTATGCGAGTCAGTACGCCGGTCTGATACAGCTCAGTGAATGCCGGTTTCTTTCGCGTTATCATTCGCATAAATACAAACCTGTGATTTGTTGATAACAAATATCTTGTTTGCGTTTTATTGTTTTATCCCTTGCTCTGTGTTTTTCAGGTCGTTTTCCGCAAAGAGAATTGCGGTCCTGCGTTGATGTCTCTCCAGTTCGGTGATATCAGTCATGGCAGGTCTCCTTACTGCGACTAACAAACAAAGTTTTATTCACGATGGCATTCATCAGACGTGATGCACCTGCCTTTTGTGCAGATACATTTGCAATGACCGTTGGCCTGGTTTTCTCGCAGCTGACGCAAATGCCGTCCCATGATGAAATAAGGAAAAAGTCTTCACGTTCGGCAATGCCGGTATTCATAACCAGATCCTCAATCATCAGCGTGACCCCACGAACTCCCCGGCCTTCGCTTAGCCGCTGCACTGCGTAGCCGAAGGCGTTAATCATCACGGCATGGAACTGGATGTATTCGCGTTTGTACTCTGCCTGGTTAGTACCTTTGCGAATATCATCTAAACCAGTCAGCATTAGCCACGCATTCCATAACCCTTCAAGATCATCCTGTGAGCAGGAACCTGAAAATTTTGCCGTAGCATCACTAAGGGCCTTGAAGCTCACCCACTTATCGCTTTTCGCGGGAACCACGTTATGCTCAAAATCGGTGACTTCAGAAAAGACGGCGTGTGAACTGATAAAGCTGACCATCTCCTGAGCGTTCTTATCGCGCCCGTTATAGGCCATGTTGATAGCCGCAGATGGCTTCGATACATTGTTGTTAATGTCCGAGAAAAACTGCTGCCGCGTCTTCAGTGGTAACTGGAGAGTAAGCATCATCGGGACATGGATCGGTTCATAAATGGTGCGGCAATATTCCGCAATACCGGCTGCACGATGCTGACCATCAAACAATTTAATCTCTGCATCCATCGGGAAACGGGCCACCCCAACATTAGTGTTTCCGAACTCTTCGAATTCAACATACGAGTCGCAGTTACCTACAAGCGGCGGAATAATGAATGGTTCCTTGTTCTCGTATGCTTCAACGAGATACTGATAAAACTTTTTCGCCCTGGCGGGGTTCAGTTCTCGCTGAGATCGATCAAGGGTGTCCCCGTAGTTATCGCTGGCTAGGACTCGCGTTAGTGTCCGCGCAGGTACTGTCAGCATCAGGACAATTGAATCCCCCTGAGTTCCACGCGACGCCGGAAATTCAAAGAAATGATCGCCTATTTTGCTCATAATGATTCCTCCCCAAGCACCCAACGAAGTGCGCTTGCATACTCACCCTCGGCTGATTCCAGGGCTTTTGTGATTTCTTTGCGGGTTCTCAGGCGCGGCTTTGCCTCGCCGAGGATCTGACGCTGACGCCGGGCTTTTTCATGGCCGGTTGTGCCAGCAGTTGCCGCTTCGATTTCAGAGACCTTCTCCCGCTGTTCTTCGGGTTTAAGCGATGCCAGCTGACGCGCCTGGGTAACGGTGACCGTTCCGGACTCCACTGCATCGCGAACAGCCTGGGTGGCATCCAGCAGTGACAGCGTTGCGCGAACGGTCTGGACACTCACGCCAAACATCAGCGCTAAATCGTCCTCGTCGTGCCCGCGCTCCAGCGCATCAGCCATTTTCTTTGCTCGGCCCAGTGGCGTATCTGCCTGGCGGATTTCGTTAGCACTTACCATCGCCTGCGCCATGCGAATGGCGGAGCCACGTTTAGCGACTGCTGGAACCAGTAACGGTTCTTTACCCTCTTTCAACAGACGCTTGTTGGCTTCCAGTGTATGGCGCACACGCTGGCGACCATCAACCACACAAGACAGCCCTGTTTCCGGGTCTTTCCAGACGATAATCGGCTCAAGAACGCCCTGGTCCATGATGTTCAGCACCATTGCCTCGCTAATAGGCAGGTGGATGCGCTCATCGTAAATCGGGTGCGTTTTGTCGGTAACCAGATGCAGGTTTTCAGGTTCGAACGTCAAAACGTTCGTTTTGCCACTGGCGCCGTATACAAGCTTTGAGTCTTTAGCCATTTTTCACTTCACCTTTTTTCTGTTCTACCTGCTGAGACCATTTTTCAATCAGCCGGATTTTCGATTTGCTCTTGCCACCAGCCCAGTAACTATCCTGTACACGGAGATGTCCGTAAGGGCATCTCAGGGCCCCGGAACAGGCGCCAGCCTGGTAATCCCGAAAATAGAACTCCGCAGATGAACCACAGACTGGGCAATCAGGTATCTCTCGCATCACCGGGCCACCTCGCGGATTTTCTGGAATTTAGTGCCATGGTGCGGATTGTCAGGATTAGTCACCTTCGAATTCATAAACCCCGCGACCACCAGACGCTCGCAGCGGTAGCGAGGGCGATCAACGAAACCTGCCAGGGACTGCCACTCAAACCAGACGCCAACCGGCACCGACTGGAGCAACTTGATATCCAGCTCTGTGAGTTTGCTGGTTACCGCTACGGGTTCAGCACTTCCACCCGGCATCCAGTAGCCATTCAGGTTTTGCGCTTTGCCTTCGCGCTCAAGCACCAGCAGGCGGGCCAGCATTTCAGGTGCTGTCAGGTCGAAATAGACAGCCAGCTCACGACAGGTGATCTTCTCCAGCTCTTTCAGCACGTCAGTAATTTTTTCCATCAGAGATATCCTCACGGTTAAATTTGTTAGCCCCGGAAACCTTTCGGGATGTCGGTATCCAGTTTGCTGCTCACACCGAACGAGCTGCCGGTTGCCAGGTTTGCCGGGCATAACTTCAGAGCCAGCTCCTGCCATTTGCTGCGTAGGGTTTTCACGGATTGAACTCGGGAGCACCAGAACTGATCGCGCTGAATGCGCTCAATCATGGTGCGGATTTGGTCATGACTGCAGCCGTGCTCCTGGCGCAGCATGCAAATTTCTTGCGCCCAGACTGTGAAGTTCGGCTCTCTCGGTTTTGCCAGAGTGCCGTCGAACTCTGCTGCGCGTTCGTACAGCTCGATGATGGTCGACCAGAACCACGTAGCGAGGTCGAAGTCATCATCGGTAGCTAGGTTACTGGCTTCGGTAGCGTCAGGAATGACTGCTTCCGGGATGACGGTTTCACGCTCTGGCTCAGCAAAGTTATCCACAGGAGAAATCTCTCCCACGTGGTTTTTATGATCTGTATGTAATGATCTGTTTTTAAGATCTGTATAGAGATAGGATTCGGCTTGAGAGCCGATTCCAGGATTCGGCTCATGAGCCGTTTCCATTCGGCTCTTGAGACGAATGCATTCGGCTTGAGAGCCGATTCCATTATTTTCAGTAAATTGCTTCGATTCGGCTTTTGCGCCGATTGCATTCGGCTTATAAGCCGTTCCCATGACTTTCAATGACTTATTCCCATTCGACTCTTGAGCCGAATCCAGTATTTGCGGGAATATCCGGGAAATGAGCGCTTCCTGGTCAATTCGGTAATGCTTTTTGGGTGTTCCACCCACCTGGCGAAGCTCTTCTTCGATTACGCCAGAAAGGTACTGACCCGTAATTTTGAACATCGCTTTTCGGACAACATCCCCATCTTTAGCGCGAACCTCTTTCGCAAGCGCCGCATGCTCCTTGTAAAACCAACCATCATCCAGACTCGACTTACCAGACCAGAACACCAGCTGATTGAGAATCGCTGCCAGCAAATGCTGCTGCCTGTCTCCAGCAAATAAATCCAGATAGGGTCCAGGGATCGTTATGCAGTTCCCCTGCCCCGACATGGCCTGAACAATTTCAAAGACCTGATTGTTCATTCCGAAACCTCGTTGTGTAACCGTAAAAACTCGCGTAATCCCATCCAGCCAACGGTCCCGCAGACTTTTCGATAGGAGACGTCTTTCTCAGTTGCCGTGAGTACCGTCACCATGTGCCCCTTGTGTCTGTGCTGAAAGCGTGCTCCCGCCTTGGGTATCCCGTTACTTGCGCAATCCCCTTCGGATGGCACATACGCCGGATAAGCCTTTTTAAGGCGTGCAATCAATTCAGCAGCAGACTGGTTACACATAGTCACCTCCGGAATCAGTGGTACTTCGGCACTTCAACAGCTCCAGGCTGATAAGCCTTGCTGTAGACGGCTTCAATAGCGTCATCGTGAGCATCAATTGCCGTTCCAATAGCGTGCTGAGCCGCAAGCAGCGCCCGGCGCTCAATGGTGTCGTAGATGCTCAAGCGATGACGGATTTCACGCGGCAGAACACGCAGGATTGCCGGGAGCAGCAAACGGATTTTCTCGCGCTGTAGTTCGGTCTCACCTTTCAGCCAGCGGTGGAAAATGTTCTGCTGGTTACTCCAGGTTTTCCCCGGCACCAGGCGCAGCTGATCGCCACCAATACGTGCATATTCTTCAGCGATAGCATTTGCTGCGAACGCCTGACCAACTTCCGCAGCCCATGCCAGAAGGACCATTTCAACGTGCTCGTGTTTGATTTCCATCAATCAGACTCCTTCCGGCGCTTGGTGATAATTTCTTCTGTAAGCCCACTAATTGGCGTGGGGTGAAGATCTGGGCGAAGTTCATGAGGTGTGACTACCCAGCCCCCCATACGGCAGAGCGGGATAACGCGATCGCTGGGGACACAATTACGGTTAATCCAATTTGCTACTGACTGGCTCGACTTGAAGTTGAACATTCGGGCGACGTAGGACACGTTACCAATCGCTTTAACGGCCTTTTCCGTAATGTTTTTGTATGGTGTAAGCATTCTTACCTCCTGTTAGTTGGTAAGTAGAGAATGCTACACAAAGTAGAGAATTGCAACTACTTAAAATAGAAATGACTAAAAAGACGCTCTGCCTTAATCTTCTACCTATGGTAGAAAAAACGAATAAACATCAAGACTTCGCAGATCGACTTAACTTAGAGATGAGTAAAAAAAACTTGTCTGTTAAGCAGTTAAGTCTTGCGGGACAAGTAACTTACGAAATGGCTAGGCGGTATACGCTCGGCACGGCCAAGCCACGCGATGAAAAGCTGATAAGAATTGCGGAGTGGCTAAACGTACCTCCCGCATGGCTGGACTACGGGGCTACTGAGGCTACTACTGAATCCGACACTGTTCAGGAAATCGGCACAGATTTCCATTACGATAAGCCTGATGAATCAGAGTTCGCCAACCTTAGCGATGAGGAAAAACGCTTGCTCCGGGTATTTAGAAAATTCCCCGATGCAGAAGCTAACAACATGCTCCTAGCCTTTGAGATCCGCTATAAGAAGCTCCTAGAATTTTACAGCGAGTACGCTGATCCTGACAAAAAATAGCTAACATCCACCACTAACAAAACCCAGCCCTGCTGGGTTTTTTTGTGCCTACCCTCACGAATGCAACCCATAGTAGACATAAATTTCTACTTTAGGTGTTGACCAATCTACTTTATGTTGTATCCTTCTACTTATCGACACAACGGTGCGATAGGTTAAACGTTCGGTTGGCCGCCATAAGGCTAAATCAACAGGCTTTGCAAAGCGGTGAATGCGGCTATGCGCACGCGGCTTAGTTAATGAAGTACCGCCTTGTTATCCCGGGTGGGGTGGAAAAGAAGTGCCGGCAGTAGTTGTTAACTGGCTACTGTCACCGGGAGGCACCCGGCGCCGCATTGCAAAGTCTGTTCGTTACTCAAATTCATAAGAGGGTAAGAGAATGAGCGAGGTAATTTTTTGCTTTGATAGCTCCAGTGATGCAGCACGCGCCGGAATATTAATGAACAAGGCCGACCCATCACTTCGTTATACGCAGATGCGTGCAACCTTAGTTGTGCTCTGGCATGCAAATATTATTGCGGCCACGCAAGCTGTCTTTGACGCAAACATCCCCTGCACTTTTCAGTACTGGAATGACATTAAAAACAGCCATCGCAGAGGATGAAAAGATGATCCGCGAACATGAAGTCCCTGCATGGAACAGATTCAAGCTGTATGTAGCTCTGTTTTTGATTGCAGTTCTCGTTGTTAGCTTTCCGTTCTGGAGTGTGAAATGAGCAGAAACGGCATTCGTTCCCTAGTAATCGCGCTGGCCATCGGATTGGTTTTCTGGGGTGGGCTGGCTGTCGAAATTATGTATATCAAAGGGGTGTTCAATGGGTAATTTACTGCATGGCAACCCAGCTTTTAAAGCGGCACAAAGCAAGCTGGCCATTGCTCAATTTATTGGTAGTGGTGAAATGTGGTCAGAGGCTTTTTCCTCAATGAAAGATATTTATGAGGAAGCTAAGCACGCAGAAGATTTTATGTTTTGCGGTCGCGAAGAATCTCTCTCAGCCCTGAAATTCAATGATGTCATTTTGAATTATGACATGTATTGCGATTTGGTTTCTGTTAACGCAGACTCTGGCAATGTACGTTATAAAATAAATACCGAAGTATCTTACTAATACCATCATCTTTTATTTAATGCCTTAACTGGCAGGTATGAACACACATTAAATTCAACCGGAGATATGTAAATGGAAGAATTAAAGTTGCACTGTCATGGTTGCGGCGGTTCTTTTGCTCGCGATGAACTGCAATATCGCCCCTCTGGTAGGGGTGCTTATCGGAGAGACATTTATTTCTGCCCGGTATGCAATAAGAAAGAAAAGCAGAAAATCGCCCTCTCCGCTGCTGCTTCCTCGTTTCGTAAAACCTTGCCGTCACGACCTGGACACCTTGCCAACAAGCGCTGGTAGGTGAAGAAAGCGATAAAAGCGGAGGCATCACGATGAGAAAATCATTAAACGCGCGTTGTATCCGCCGTTGGGAAGTGGAATTCAAACCTTTCTGTGATTCAAAAGTTAACCCCTACTGGCGCAAGCGTGATCTGCGCGGGTATATCCGTGAAGCGGCGCTTACCACCGCCTACAGCATGGTCGAGAGCATGGCCGAACGTAACGCTAAGGTTGACTATGACGGTGAGCCGAACGGCTGGACGCCAGAATTTTCGGTCTGGTATCGGGAACGCCATGAACACTACCTGAAAGAGGCGCGTGACTACCTGAACGAAGACGCTACCAACAACGAAATCGACGAAGAGATCGAGAACGAACTTGAAGCATGGAACGACTGAAATATCGAGTATCAATACTAAACTGATTTCCAATAATCAACATTAAACCGGGGAACTGATTATAGTTTCCCGGCCATGAGGTTATTTATGGCCGATATTACTCAAGAAGATGAATGGGTGATGGAAAAGGGAATTGTAGCGAAGATGTATATGACTCCCCGGCAAATTAAATCCTACCGGGAGGGGAGATGGATTGAGGGGGTTCATTATAAGAAGCACTCACCTGACCCCGAAGCTTCAGAAGGAAGGGTAACTCTTCTCTACAACTACACCAGGATTAATAGGCTTGTCGGGGAAACATAATGAATATGCCAGCTGGCGTAGAGCTGCATGGGAAGGGAATAAGAATTAGCTTTCTATATCGCGGCATACGGTGCCGCGAAGTTTTGCGGGGCTGGACTGTATCAAATAGCAATATACGAAAGGCTGGTAACCTCCGTGCTTTAATAGTAAGTGAGATTCAGCAGGGGAAGTTTGACTATGCAGAGCATTTTCCTGAATCAAAAGCGATTAAAAAATTTACCACGACACAAAAAGTTAAAACCTTTGGTGAATTATGCAAAGTTTATCTTGATGCCAAAAAGCTTGAGGTTTCAGCTGCATCATACAGAGGTGCAGAATCACGAATAGCAACACTTTGCGCTATCGTCGGAAGTAATACGCATATTGCAGATATTCAGCATACCGATCTGTTGAATTACAGAAACTTGCTATTGACGGGAAACACCTTTAGCGATCATGCGCCCTGGTTAAAAAGAAAAGGTCGTGCTGTATCCACGGTCAACGGCCTGATGAACAACCTGACTGCGTTGCTCAAACTGGCTAACCTGAGCGGTTTTATCGAGCATACCCCGCACGAAGGTATAAAGATGCTCAAGCGCTCCAGGAGAGACCCGGATCCGCTTCTCCAGAGTGAGTTCGAAGGTTTTATAAAAGCGCTATCTCCTCGTTATGTTTTACTCTGGACTACAGCTGTCTTTACCGGCCTTCGGCATGGAGAGCTTACAGCTTTAGCCTGGGAAGATGTGGACCTTGATAAGGGTGAGCTTCACGTTAGGCGTAATCAGACCAATGAGGGACTGTTTGTGCCACCTAAAACCGAAGCGGGGATCAGAACTGTAACCCTGCTTGAGCCTGCGCTGAACGCTTTACGTGAGCAATTCAAGCTAACTGGCGCATTAAGCAAAACCGAAATCACCTTCCATCACCGCGAACATGGTTTAACTGAACAACAAAAACTGCGGTTCGTGTTTATCCCGCCCAAAAACTGGCGCGGGGAAACGAAGTATTACGGATCTCAGTCTCTGGGGTATAGTTGGGAGGCAGGATTAAAGAAGGCAGGAATCAGGAACAGGCGCCCTTACCAGTCGCGCCACACTTTTGCGTGCTGGTTATTAACTGCCGGTGCTAACCCGTCGTTTATCGCCGGACAGATGGGTCACGAAAACGCGAAGATGGTTTATGAGATTTACTCGAAGTGGATCGGAGAGATGGACCGCAACCAGGTGGAAATGCTGAATAGCAGTTTTTCTGACGTTGTGTCCCAAGGGTGCCCCAAACGCAAGGTAGTTGGTATAAAAAACGTTTGA